GAGCGTCGTACATGGTGAGGATGTTCCCTTGTAGGTCTCCGCACTTGTTGTAGAGCAGGTCGATGAGGTCGACGGCCTCGTCCGTTCCGAAGGCTTCGGCGATCTCCTGCTTCTCCATCGCGTCGATGGTCTCGCCGTATTTGCCCCGGAGCTGGTCGAGGATCTCCGGCATACTCTTTAGTTGGTTGTTGGCATCCAGGAACGACAAGCCCAGGGCGTCGCCGCCCTTCGCTGCCGCGCCCAGGAACGCCGCGTACTTCGTGCCCGCCTCCGAGCCGCTCATGGTGCCTTGCAGCATACCGAGGATGGTGAGCTGCTCCTCGAGGGGGACGTTCGCGTTTGTTGCCGACGCGCCCAGGCTCTCGATGCTCGAGGCCATTTCCGAGCCCGTCGTCTTGAACTGCTGCACCGACTTCGCGATACCCGCCGAGAACATCTCGCCGAACTCGATGTCGCTCATGTCGTCGTAGTAGTTCTTATAGATGCCGTAGCCCGTGGCAAACAATGACGTCATCTCGCCGACCGTCGACTTTGTGGCCTTTGCCGTTAGGCCCGCGAGACTGGTGAACTCCGCGACGCCCTCGTCCGAGAGCGTCGCGATGCCGCTCTTGATGTCGTAGGCTGCCGCGATGAAGTCGGCCTTCGTCGTTCCGGCCCATTGGTCGGAGAACTGCCGGGCGGCGTCTTCCACGACGCCGAGATCCTTCACGCCCAGGGAGGCGAGCTCACCGATCGCTCTCCGGGTTTCAAATGTAGCCTCGACCGGGGACAGCACCGCCCCCGTGATCTGCGAGCCGACCTCCTGCATGACGGCCCCCGTCTTTGCCATATTGCCGAGCGCTGCGTTTGCCTTTTGCAGCTTTGAGACGGTGCCGTTGACGCTTGATGTGACTCCGGCCATAGGCCCGGTGAGGTTGTCGATCATGTTCATTATGAGGGACAGCCGGAACACGGACTCTAAGCTCATGCTTTGCCTTTCACCTCCTAACAAAACGATGGAGGCGACCTTGTGCTCTTAAAAGAGGCGACCGATGCCGCCCGGCTAATCCGACGCGAACACGTCCGCGATCGCCTGGGCGACGATCCTCTCCTCGAGCTCCTGGATGTACCTCGCTTTCGCGACGTACCGGAGGAACTCGTCGAGGCCGATCTCCTCAATGTCGAAGTCCTCTAAAAGAGCCGGAGGGAGGAAGCGGTAGATTTCCAGGAGACCGGACTCCACCACGTTCCCCCTCACCTCCGAGAGCTGCTCTTTTAGAGCATCTTCAAATTTGTCTGTTTGGAGAGGCCCAGCATCCCGAGCAGCTTCTCACCGATGGAGAGCGCCAGGGCCGGGAACTCCTCAAGGTTCGCCTCGAGAGACGCCCGGCTCTCCTCGACCACGTTGTCAAAGAGGAACACCTTGAGCGCCTTCGTCGCGCCCTGGGCGGTGGTCTTAACATATCTGTCATAGCTCGCCGTGGAGGGGCGCTTGAAGAAGAACTCGACATTCTTCTCGGTCTCGTCATCGACCTCGATCGTCGCGCCGACGCGGTAGACCTTGCCGTATTTCTCCTTGAGCTCCTCCGTCTGGGACTTCTGCGCGGTGTCTTTCTTGATTTCTTCCATGGTTTCGTGTCCTCCTATTCTCGATTATCTTGAGATGGTTTTTACTTCGTGGGCTCGACGCCGTCCTCCACAATGCCGCCGACGATCATGAGGTCGATGTCGACAGTGAGGGACTTGTCGCCCTGTGCTGCCTTGTGGCTGCGCTTGATCGGGACGACCTTCTTCAGCTCGTCGATGCGGGTGCGCTCGCCTTCGTTGGCGTAGGAGACGACCACGGAAGGCCACTCGAGGCCATAGAAGGGGACGCCCTTCGCCTTGCAATAGGCAAGGACGTCGTCGTAGTCATCCCGGAGCATAGACATTTTACCGGACGCTTTATAGTTGCCCTTGCCATAGCCCCGGGGACGGTTGCCCTTGCCGTAGCTTTCTTCCATGTCCTGCTCGTCGTCGTAGCTGATTTCCTGCACGACCAGGACGAGGCCCGGGATCTTGACGTCAACGTCGCCCCAGCTATAGGTCTGACCGTTTACTTTAAGGGACATAACTCTTTAACCTCCTTCCCTTATTCGCTGGGCTGTGCCCTGCCGAGGTCGACCTCGACCTCGCGGATATAGCCCCGGGAGACATAGCGGATCTTGACCCGCATAGTCTCGTCCTCGAGGATGGTCTCCGCCTGTCCTTCCGGGACGGTGATCTCGGCGGAGCTGATCTCCTTCGCGTCGATCATCCGCTGCAAGGGGACGAACATGAACTTCGCCCGGGTCTCAAGCTCGCCCTGCACGTCCTCGAGGTCGATGTCATCGTTCAGCAGGAGGAGCCCTTCCTTCCGGGTCTCCCGGATGATCTTGTTCTTGACGCGGACGTCCTCGGCATAGCGGAAGTCGCTCCCGTCCGGGCTCATCATCTTCGTATGGTAGACATAGAAGTCGTCGAGCCCGTCGTATTCCCGGAACGTCAGATAGCCCGCGAGATCCAGGAGCTCGATGATGGAGTTGTCCATCTCGGCGGGGAGCAGCTCGAGGAGCTTCGTCTTCGGGATGCCGAAGCCCGCCTCCGTCCTGGTCTTGCCGATGGACTCCTGCACCGCTGCCTTTGCGTAGAGGCCACACACAAGGCCCGCGAGGTTGGTGATCTGGGTCGAGCCGTCCAGCTTGACCAGACGCCCCCAGGCGGTGACGACCTGGATGTCGTAGTTCTTGACCTTCTTCCGCTTGGCCTCCATCTCGAGGGCCCAGTCAGTGAGATCCCCGCCGCCCATCATGTCGGGCTCGTCCTTCTCGTCGCCGGTCGTGGGATACTTGGCCTCGAATACCACGAACACGGGCTTGTGGTAGACGTCGCGGAGCTCGATTTGCGCCTCGCTCACCGCCTGCCAGAGATCGAGGTCACTCTCGCCGACGATGTGGATGAACTCATACTCCTCGGCGAATTTCTGGAGCTTCTTGAACGCCGCCAGGACGTCGCCGTTCGTCATGGTGGGCGCGGTGGTGGTGAAGCTGTAGGAGTCGTTCACAAGGAACGAGCTCGGCTTCTGGTCTTCCTCGGTCGCCTCGGTGAACTTGAGCTTGAGGCCGGTTCCGGTGATCTCATACTCGCCATTGACGGGGACGGTGATCTCGTCCGTGAAGGTGTTTCCCCCGTCGATAGAGTACACAAAGGCGGCGGTGTTGAGCTGCCCTTGCGCGGTGAACTTAACCACCACGGAGAAGGCGTTCGTCGGAGAGCCGTCGACGGTAACGGAGCCGCCGCCGTCGCCGGTCTTAGAAACGATTCCCAGCTCGCCCGCCGTAGTAGCGGAGACCGGGAGACAGTAGATCCGGGACGCGCCGAACTGCACGGAGTCCATGACAGCGTCAGCCAGAGGAGACAGGCCGAGGCGATCCTTGATTTTGGTCGCGTCCATGTCTCCGGTGATGATGATCGGGGTGTCCGACACAATGGGGGAGACGCCGATCTTGAGGCTCTTACCGTCTCCCGTCGCGGTGGCGAAGCCGAGAAGGCCGTCCGTTACGGTATGCTTAACATCTCGAAGCATTACTTCTTGACCTCCTTCTTCCCGGAGCCGCCCCTCATAGGAGCGTTCTCAAATTTCTTGACCGCCTCGAGGAACTCCTCCTCGGTGACGGCTTTGCCGGGCTTCCAGCCCTGGGCGCTGCATACGCCCGCAAACACGGCCCGCCCGACTTTGTGCTTGCTGCGAAGCTCCCCGACGTCATAGAGCGCCGGGGCCTTCTTGTTCTGTTCCCCCGTTGCGGTGGGGGTCGATGCCGCTTTAGTTGCCATCTGCAATCTCCTTTCCGTCGTTCTTTGCTATGGACTCGACCTCGACGTCCGTGACCTTTGCGAAGTTCGTGTCCCTATAGAGTCCGCCGTCAAACCGTATCCGAATTTGAACGGCGACTTGTGCTTTGAGAATAGAGTCGTCCTTGTCGACCCAATCGGCCCCCTCGACCTCGATCGGAACATAATCGCCGTTGACGTATATGCCCCGATCGAGGCTCGAGAGGAACGCCCCGAACATACTCTCGACGGCCTCGTCGGTGTAGTCTCCGATTATCACAGTGAAGGTGAGAGCCCGGTCGAAGACCTTTCTCCTCTTTTTCTGCGCTCCCTCTTGGTCTCTATATCGTGTTTTGGAGCCGTTTCGGAGAAGGGTCTCCGACTCGAACAGCACCGCGCCGATGTGACTCTCTTGACTCTTTTCGAGACCCTTTTGAGTTGTGTACGGTTTAGACTTTAGGCCCGCCGCCTTGAGCTTTTCGAGGAGGTATTCCTTGCTTTGTTTGTAGAGCATTTAGTCGTCCCTCCCGATGAACTCCTCGGTCGTCGCCTTGATCTCCTGCATGTCCTCGTCCGATAGGCCGAGAAACGGGCGGGCGGGGATGTTGACTTTGACCTGCTTCTTGCTGACCCACTGGCCGCCCACCTGGAAGCGGAGGTTCTTCGCCTTCCGGGCCCGGATGGTGCGCCCCTGGTCTCCAAATTGGTGTGTCGCTGCGTGCTTTGCGTTCGTGCCGACCGCGAACCCCGAGGCGTCCGCCGTCACTTGGATCGAGTTGCGGAGCTGCGAGGAGTCGATGAGGGTCTTCCCCCCGGTGGTCGCCGCCCGGATGGAGGTCTTCCACCTCCTGCCGTCCGGCGCTCGTCCCTCCTTGAAACGCTCAAGGGTGGACTCTCGGACGCCTTCGCCGAGGGCCATGTTGAGGCTCCTTCGGTCTATTTCCGAGTATCGCCGCATTTTTCGGAGGAGTGCGGCGGTCTCTCCTTCAAGGCGGATACTATACACGAACTACATCCCCCTCATCTTCGCCCGCGTGAATAGACGGGGGTTTGACTTTGCCGAAAATCCGGTAGCTGCCGCGCTCGCCGGATCTTCGGTCTCGGTGCCGATCGAGACCTTCCCCTCTGCGACGAGGGTGAGGAACTTGATCGCCGCGTTGTATCGGTTGAGATAGGTCTTTTGGTCGGTGCTCTCGTCGATGCCGATACGGGAAAACAGGTTATAGACCGCGATGTCCTTCGAGAACTTGTTCAGAACCCGAGGGGCCGGGGAGATCGGGACGGTGTACCTCTTAGCGAGATAGCCGTCGATCTCTGCGTCGGCGTCGGCGATCGCCGCTTCGATGAGCGGCTCAACGAGCTCCTCACGCTCGGCGGGGTCTTCGATGAAGGTGTCGCCGATGATCGCGTTGAGGGCGTCGTCCTTGAGCATCTCCCGGACTTCTTCCTTTGTGCTATAGCTCACGGCGCTCCCTCCTTGCTCTCGCTGCCTCGGTTTTACTCGGCGGTGCCGTCGCCGCCGTATGCCATCTGCCAGAAGCCGAAACCGGCGTTGCCGCGATAGTCCGCGCCATAGAGGAAGGTCTTCCGCATGAAGACGTTGTCGTCGGTCTCGGCGGTCTTGGAGACGAACTTCGGCTTCTTGCGCTGCTGCCAAATAAGGGGACGGATAGGACGGGAAGCGCACAGCAGATACCATGCGGAGTCATGCCCGGCGAGCTGGGGGACGACGAGAGGCTTCGCGGTGCCCTGCATGGTGTTCTTGGTGCCGTTGATGTAGTCGGCGACCAGGATGTCGCGGGCGGCGGCTTCCAGGGCAGGGGGAACGACGAGCAGGTTCGGGACGAGGTTCAGCGCCCGGCCCTTGGAGTTGGTCAAGCTCATCATGGAAGCGCGGGCCGCGATGTAGGACTCCATGGAGAGCTTGGCGGTGGTCTTGTTGGAGACGGTCTTCTTGCCGACCTTGTGGGCGTCAGAGAAAAAGGGCTGTCCGTCGTAGCACTTTTCCGAGAAGCCGCCCGCCAGCAGGGCGAAGATGAGCTCGTCGGGGTGAGCTGCTGCGGACTGGCCGAGCATCTGGACAGAAGGGTTATAAAGGCCGATCTTGTCGTCCTCGATCGCGTTGCGGTCGACGCCGACGGTGAGCTCGAAGTCCTTGTTCTTGATGGTGTAGTCGCTCGCGGTGAGGTTCTGGATCTCGCGGTCGCCGATCCACTCCCTCATGCCCGGAATGTCGCCGAGCCATGCGTAGGTTTCCGAGTCCGTAGTGGACGGAGTAACGGTCGCGACCTCGGTGTAGAGCGGGGCCACTTCCTCAAACGCCTTGTTAAACAAGGTGTTGAAGCCGACGTAAATCCCTCTAAGGGACTGCTGATTGACAATCATGTTCTGTTTCCTCCTTGTCAGTATGAATTAAGCGCCAGCGCCAGCCGTCGCCGGGGTGTAGCCGAAGCCCATCTCGACGGCGACACCTTCGTCGTCGACGCGAATGACGAGACCGGCGACCGAGGCGCTCGTCGCGGTCTTCGTGACGGTCTGGTCGTCCTCGATGTAGCACGGGCCCAGGACTTCGGCGGCGGTGATCTTGCCGCTGGTGGAGTTCTCGAAGATGAAGACGCCGCGAGCGACGCGGATGACGGCCTCGCCGTCGCCTCCCTTGTTCTCCACGGTCTCCTCGGCCCGGCCCGCTGCCTTGAGGCCGGTCGCCTTCTTGCCGGGGATCGCGTAGCCGGTGGCGTCAACCGCCACGATGGAACCCTGATAGATGGTGGTCGCGCCCTTGACGGGGAGGGCGATGTACTTCCCGCCGAGCTCGGACGTGTCTCTCACGTTGGTCAATGCTGCCATGGTCTTATTCCTCCTTCATGCCGTATTTCTGGACATCTTCGGCGCTGACGCCGAGCTGCTTACAGACGAGCATCGTCGCCTCGTCGGGCTTGTCGCCCTTGAGGGCCAGCGCGTCGCCCCCGGCGATCTCGGACATGGGGACGGCCTGGGGGGCTTTCTCAAGGAACTCCTTGAAGCCGTCAGGGCTCTTGAGGGCGTACCCCTTGGCCCATCCTCTCTGTGCCGGGGTGATCTTCCCGCTCTTGAGGGCCAGCTCCACGGCCTCCTCGGCGTCGCGGTCGGCGAGCTTCTCCTCGAGGGCCTTGACGCGCCCATCGACGCCGCCCTTGAGGGCCATGATGGAAGCGGCGACGTCAGCGGTCGAGGCTCCGGCCTTGAGGCCCAGGAGCTCACAGACGGACTTGTTCGCGACGATGCCGTCGTCCTGGTCTTCGGGCTTGCCGTCCTCGCTGGGCTTCTTGCCGGGGGCCTTGCCGCCCTCCGCCGCCTCCTTGAGCGCCTTGTTCTCCTCGACGCAAGCCGAGAGCGCCGTGAGGATCTGCTCCTCGTCCGCGTCTTCGCCCAGGCCGAGCGCTGCCGCGATCTTCTTGATGAGTTCGTTCATGTTGGTTTCTCCTCCTTGAAATGTGGATGAATTGACAATCGGGGTCATGCCCGCGATCGCTGGGGTGTTGGTGAGGGCGAGGGAGTGGAGGCCCGTCGCCTTGTTGTCCGACTTGCGGACGGTGATGACCGGGGAGAGGTAGCGGTATTCCTTGTTCTCAAGGTACTGCTTCGCGGGAATTGTCCACTCGACCCGGGCCTTGATGTGCCCGTCTTCGGCAAACAATTCCTTGACCCACCCGGCGGCGGGGGCTCGTTCTCCCGTGAGTGTCTGGTGCTCATAGTCGACAACGAGGTCGACGCCTCGCTGCGCGATCTGTTCCTTCATCGCCGCGAGGCTCTCCTCGTCGACGTCGAACTCTCCCTTCTGACTCACGACATGACCGAAGGGCAGGACGGAGATGACCTCCGGCGCTCCTCCGACATCCACTTCGCCCCCTTTGAGGGTGAGAAAGTCGTTCATTTTCTGGTGTCTCCTTTGGTGTGGTGCTCACAATCGTCTATAACGCCGTTATCTCGCGTTATAACGGTGCCTTCCTGGTAGGCCCCGGGAATTTCACCCCCGTCCCGTTCGCCCCTTCCTGGGGCCTCTACGGGGCTATAAAGAGGGGTTCTCTTTTTCTCGCTTTTGGTACGCCTTCACGAGTGCCTCGGGGTAGTCCTTGAGATCCGGCGTGAAGCGTACCTTCGCGGGGTTGGTGGAGAAGTGCGGGTCGGGCATGACCCCGCCCGGCGCTGATTGCTCCACTTTGAGCCCCCGGGCTTCGACCTGCCGCTTTGATAGGGTCTTGACGGTGCATCGGCACCGGAACCCGTTCGGAGGGAACCAGGAGTCCCACACGGCGCTGTCCGCTGGGAATACCCTGCCGTCCATCGCGAGGTGGCTCGGTCGTGTGTGGGCGTCGTTGACGGCGTCGTACTGCCAATAGGGGCGGAGCTTCATGACGCCCGGGTCTGTCATTTGCTCATAGTGGCCCACGTTGTAGGCCGTTTGGATGTTGGTGCGGAAGATGAGGTCGGCTTGCAGCGGGTCGAGTCCCTCATATCCTTCGGAGGTGAGGAACTCGTTCATCCGGGAGCGGAACTCCGAGAGGGTGTTCCCGTCTTCCAGGGCTGCGAGGATCTCATCATAGAACCGCTTGAGGATCTGGGCCTTCGTGTAGCCGCCGACGGTGAAGGCAAGCCCCCGGTATTTCTCCGCGATACGGTAGAACACGGAGGCGGACACGGGGACGCGCTCCTTGAAATACTTGACGGCCTCCTCGAAGGTCATGTCCTTCCGGTTGAATACGGCCTCAATCTCGTCCATCTTCGAGCGACCTCCCCTCGAGGTCTGCGTAGAGCATGACCTTTTGAAGCAGCTCCTCCACGTCGGAGATGTCCATCTCGCCGAACAGGGAGGCGACGGCCTTCTCGTCTTCCATCATGTCGCGGAGCTCCTCAAGGCTCTCGGCTTTCTCAATAATCTTGAGAACAGGGCCGAACGCCTTCTTGAACGCTCCGGCGCTTTTTTTGGTGGCTGCTGCCGCAAGTTGGTCGATGCGCTCCTGCGTCCCGTGGCCCGCTGCGCCCCCGGCCTTGAGCGCGATCGGCGTCTCCGGCGCGGTTGCTTTGAAGGAGAAGGGGCCGATCCCTGCGCCCTGTGCCTGGGTTGCCGGTGTGGCGATCTCCTCGTCTCCCTCCGGTTTCGGGATGGAGAACTTCTTGTAGATGTAGGAGGTCGGAACCTTGAGACCGGCCTCCCGGATGAGCGTCCCGATCACGGTCGCCGTCTGGGTGAGGTCTTCCGACTCCTCGGCGTCGAACCGTAGATAGGGGATGCGCTTGTCCTCCCCGAAGTTATAGAGCACCAGGGGGCGGATGAGGTCGCGCCGGAGTGTGGCCGCGAGTGCCTTGCAGTCTGCGACGGTGAGGTCATGTCGGACGTCGTTGTGCGTCTTGCTTTGTGCGTAGCTGCCGCCCCCGGAGTCCGAGGTCAAAGTCTGACCGAGGATCGCCTTCGAGACCTGCTCGTCACAATAACGGGCGAGCCGTTCATAGAGGTCGGTCGAGCTGGTCTTTTCGGTGTTGACGAACTCGATCGTCGTGCCGTCCGGGAATATGCCCGCCGCGTCGGCTCCGATAGCGACGAGCGCTTGCATGAGCGCCCGCTTGTCCTCCTCGCTTGCGCCCGGCTGATACTTGCCCAGCCGGAGCGGCATCCCGAACACTTCACAGAACGCGACCCAGTCCTTGAGGGTGTAGTTCTTGAATAGGTACATCCAGGAGACCACACGAAGAACGCCAGCTCGCGAAGGGTGGCCGCTGCGGGCTTTGTACTTGTGTACTATGAACTTGTTCTTAGGAAGAAGGATTCCCTCCGGCGCGTCCTGCGTCCGAACCTTGAAGGAGTCGTCGACGGTGTCCCAGAAGAACCGCTTTTGATGCCGCGAGCGAATGTCCCCGACAACGACGTGCCCTTCGTCATAGCTCCACATAATTTCAGAGACCGCGAAGCCCTTGCCGATTGCGTCCAGGAGGTCGAGCATGACATCCTCAAACCCCTCGATCCCGCCGATCTGCGCTTCTACGAACTCGGCGATCTCCTTGTCTCTCGGGTCGTCCGAGTCGAACGGGATGACCTCGTAGTCGAGGCCCGTGACTGCGTTCTTTCTCGTTTGGAGCTGGGAAAAGAGGTGCGGGTCTTTCTCCTCCATCTCCTCAAAAAGCTCGGCTTGCCGGAGCACATCTCCCGCGTCGGCCTCCTTGAAGATCTCCGCCAGACGGACGGGGGTGAGCCCGTCCGAGGGGTACTCGCTGTACTTGTCCGTCACCTGGGAGACCGCGACCTCTCGCGTCTCCGGCCTCGGTGTCTGCGTAGACCTCAAGAGCCGCCGCCACGGGAACCACTTATTTTTGCTTTGGTCGGCCAAACCGTCCCACCTCCTTTTAGTAGGCCCCGCGTCGGAACTTGATCGCACGGCCTAAAACTGATTTGTAATCCGGTCGACGCCCGACCTTGACCGAGAGGGCCAGGGCGACGGCCATTTGCAGGGCGTCGGGGGCGTCGTCATTCTTTCCCATAGGGTACTTGAGCATCTGGTCAAGGAGCGCCTTGTGCCGCTTCGAGAACTTGAGGTAGCCGTTCTTGACGAAGGGCTGCAAGGACTGGATGCGGGCGTCCTTGTTCTGGACGCTGTTGATCTCCTCGATAGGAAGGTACTCGCCGATCTCGGCGGACTTCTGCCGCATGATCTCGGCAAAATAATATTGGAACTGAACCGTCTCGACGCCGAACTTGTAGAGGGGCTTCTTGTATTCACGCTTGAGCCGACGAGACGCCTCGATCGCGTCCTCAATAATCTTGTCCGGCTTCCGCTTGGCGATGTCAGCGATGACGACGTACATGTAGCCCGTCGAGGTGTCCTTTGCTATGCCGATGATCGCCGAGGTGTCGCTCTTTCGGTTCTTTCCGAGGGAGGGGTCATTCGCCGCCACAAAGAGGAACTTCGGGTCGGAGAAGTCCGGGGGGAGCTGCCCGTCGTCGTAGAAGTCGAACCACTCCTCGGCGAACGCGCAATTCTCCGGGTCTATGGGTTCGTTCTGGATCTCCGACGAGAAGCTCGCCTCGCCCTCGGATACCCTCATAACCATGAGGGCATAGTAGGGGAGCTTTTCTTCCCAGAGGACGGCGGTGCCTTCCAGCATTTCGGCCTCGTTGGCCTTGAAGAAGTCCTCGGCGTCCTCCTTGTGCTTCGGGTTTTCGAGGTCGGTGAAGATCCGCTCCCAGGCGTCCCACAAGGCCGTGTTCGTCGCGAACGAGATGACGCCCTTGTAGCGGACGGCCTCATACTCGGGGTTCTTGGCGACGTTGGCGAGGAGGGCGTCATAGTGGAGCAGCGTCCCGATGTAGACGATGTCCGTGTAGGTGTCGCCCGCCTTCGAGACCGCCTTGTAGAACCAGTCCCGGAGCTTCTTCCGCTGCTCCGGGGTGTTGACGTTCTCGTCGTTCTCAAGGTCGTCGCAAAGAATGAGGTCGGGTCTCCATTGTTTGTGCCGTCTGCCTCGGATCTTCTTCCCAGCGCCCAGGGCCTCGATCTTCACCCCGTTCGATAGGAGGATGACCGACGCCTTCCAGACGCGCCCCTCAAGCTCTCCGAAGTCTTCACGGAGCGCTGCGTTCTCCTCGAGCTCGGTCTTGATGTCGGAGAGGAAGCCCTCCGCCTGTTCCGAGCTGTCCGAGAGGATGATCTCGTAGTGCTTGTAGGCGTACACCGCCGAGTGTATGGAGTCCTTGAAGGTGAAGTTCGTCGACTTGGCATGTCCACGCGGGGCCTCGACTGCCCTCCGGCATCCGTTGGCCCGGCTGATTTGCTTCGCGTCTGTGCTGGGGTTCATGCCCTTCATAACGCCCTCCCGGAAGATCCGGTCGAGCTCCTCGTGGAAGGGAGGCGAGGGTCTGACGAAGTAGTGCGGGAGGTAGGCCCGGCCAAAATAGCCCAGGTCGAACGCTCCGAGCTTCCGGCGTAGACCCTGGGGGCCCGTGAGATCGGCCCCGTCCTGGTACTCCTTGAGGAGCTGCGCCCGGAGCTCGGGGAAGTTGTCCCCCTTCTGGACGTACTGCTCAAACAGTTCCTTTTGATACTCGCGGCTCGCGACGGCCTCCCGGTCTTCCGGCTCCTCGAGTCTCTCGAGGTAGTCCTTGAGGTCAATCTTCGCCATCGTCGAGCACCTTCTCCCTCGCCCTCGAGAGGACGTCGTGCAGTTCCCCGGCGAGTTCCGGGTGCTGCTTGATTGCTGCCATGAGCTCGGCCTCGAGCTGGTCGAAGGCAAGCTCGGCCTTCTTCTTCATGTCCTGCCGGACGCGCTTCTCATAGGTTGCGTTCCGGGCGAGGCTTGCGATGAGACGCCCCGCCTTGTCGAGAGGCATCTCGGCGAAGTCGTCTTCCGCCGTGCTGACTCGCTGCATGAGGCCGTCCATGAGAACCATCGAAGCGGCCTTCGTGTAGTCGAGGTCGGGGTGGGCCTCGACGGCCTGGGCGATCGCTTGCGTCCGCTGCAAGGTCTCGGCGACGCGCTGCGCCGCCTGTGTGCTGCGGATCGCATAGCGCCCGATCGCCGACTTGCTGATCTCGTAGCCCTCCGCCTTGAGCCACGCGGAGAGGTCTTCGTAGGTGTTGGCCGTGTCCGCGAGCCGGACGTCGAGCTCCGTCTTGATGTCGTCCGGGAGCTTGTCGATCGTCGAGCTGATCCGCGTCCTCCGGCGTTCGCCCTTAGACATCTACGCCGGGGTCTTCCCTCGTGCCTTCCACGAGGTCGACGCCCGCCTTCGTGAGCTGGATGACGGCGTCCCGACGGTATGCGTTGTAGGCCGTCGCCCTCTTGTCCGTGAACTCGATGTAGCCGCCGTCCTCCAAATAGGAGAGCTGCTTCGAGATGTCCGGGACGGTGATGAGGTTGTCGGCGAGAAGCGCGTTCGTCACCTGCCGCACGAGCAGCGAGTTCTGGTTGCCTTTCGCCAGGGCCCGGACGATGTAGCCCCGGATCGCCTTGTTCTGCCGGATCTCCTGCTCCGTCATGTCGTCAAAAAAAGCCATGGTCTTTTATCCCTCCTTTGCCGGGCTCCTGTATAGGAGCTTGTCGAGCTTCTGGTCGATGTTGTTCGAGACCCGGATGAAGTCCTCCCGGGTCGTGTAGATGAGGGGGAGGTCGGCTTTGAGGTCGCCGAGCTCCCCTCGAACGGCGGCGATGTCCTCGGCGTTCTTCTTGTCCGCCGCCTCGAGCTTCGTGATCGCCGACTTCATCTCGCCGATCGCGTTCTTGACTCCCCAGGAGGCGACGCCGATGATCGCCGTGATGACCGTCTGAAAGACGAACATCGCAATCGTTGCTCCGTCCATGCGTCCCCCTCCTTACCGCTGGGAGACCCCGTCCTCCGCGCCGCCGATGGTGACGCCGTCAAGCAGCTCCCCGGACAGGGTGAGATAGGGGTCTTTGTTCTTGATGTTAAGGACGGCGTCCTCGATGACGGCGGTGAGGTACTTGTCGAAGCTGCCCAGGTTGTCGGTGATGACCTGCTGCGCCTCGGGCGAGATTGCCTCCTTCACGTCGTCAAAGACCTGCTTGCCCAGGGCGAGCAGCTCCTCGCGGCTTGCCGTGCCATTCTTGACCGCGTCGCGAAGTGCCTTCGCGGTGGTCTGCTCCATCGCGCCGACGGAGACCGTCGCAAGGTTGACCACGTCGTCAAGGGCGTCCTCGAGCACCTTCCGGCCCGCCTCGTCCTTGATCTGTGCTGTCTGCTCCTTGAGCTTGGCCGCGCCCAGCCGGATATAGTAGACCCCGTAGGCCCCGGCGAGGGCGATGATCGCGAGGACGACGTTGACGAGAGCGTCGCTCGCTGCGCTGGTGATGAGTTCCATGTTCATGTGTGTTTTGCCTCCTTCTCTAAGCATAAAAAATAAGACTACAAGCACAGCTTGTAGTCTTATTTTAGGGTCGTTTTATGGAATTTGATATACGAAGCGCTTCTAAGAATTACAAGGCCCCTCGTCCTCGTATTCGTCCCCGGGGTCTTCCAGGTAGTCGAAGATCCCGATCTGCCCTTCCGCTTGCCCGGGGCCGCAAATGCGCCGAACCCATCTCTCGGTGACGCCGTACTTCCGGGCGAGTTCCTGGTGGTTGTAGCCGGTGAACTCCTTCTTGATGCGGGCGTCGCGGACGGGGCGGGTGAGGCTCTCGGGCTTCGGGATATAGATCGTAGTGCCTCCGACGATCTCGGCCAGCTTGTAGAAGTTATCCGTCCCGATTGCCTCGGCGATCATCCGATAGAGACCTTTGGAAATCATGTCCAGGGTCAAGTCCTTTACGAGCTCATCCATGTCCTGTGCCCTCCTTTCCGGTTACAGTCTGCCGATGATCGCCAGGATCTCGCCGACCATGATCGGCTGATTGAAGCGAGCCTTCCACACGTCGGGGGAGTTGATGATCCCGCGTTGCACCAGGATCTCGAAGCCCTCCTTCTGCCATGCGGGCGTTCCCTCTGGGTAGCCGTCTCCCGGGTCTTTGTAGGCGAGGATCTGGCCGAGCAGCTTCACGATGTTCGCGCCATATCCCGCGCCGGGCACAGCCCACCCGCGCCCCTGGGGGTTGTCCGCCGCGCCCAGCCATTCCACATAGGGCGCGACGCCACGGGCGACCAGGGAGAAGCGAGGATCGACGCACTCGTTCACCAGGGCCTCGGTGGAGGCGTACGCCTTGAGGTGCTGGATCTGCGCCCGGACGCCGGTGCGCGGGTCGGGGAAGCTCGCCGCCTGTCCGGTGGCGTTTCCGTTGAGGGCTCCGATCCCGGCGTAGTTGTTTTGAGTCGGGAGGACAATCCCGCCGAACTTAAAATAGCCGGTTTCGTGGAGGCTCTGCGCGAAGGCCACGTCGCCCCGGACGCCCTCGGCTTCGCCCTCCTCGATGAACATGCGGGCCAGCTCCTCCACGGTGCAGCTCGGGAGCTGCGGGGAGGCGTTCTTGCTCAAGCAGAACGCGGCCATCTGCGACGCGGTGGCCTGGGCCTTGCCCATGATCTCGGTATTATCTCCGGTGCTCGGCGCGGTGGAGCCCTCCATCAAGGCCGCGACGTCGTTCCGGGCCGTCTCCATCGACTTCCCGAACTTGGGGAACCAGTGTGTCACGTCGGCGTGATTGCTGCCGAGCTTCAACTTATAGCTGTCCGCGTGGCACAAGATGGTCGGGACAGTGACGCCGGAACAATCAGCGGTTCCTTTGGGGTCGATGCCGTAGAGGGTGCAAAGGTACGCCGTCAGCTCACACGCCTCTTTATACACGGCGGCAAAGTAGTCGGCATCCGTCAAGGCGTCCTCACAGATTTCAAACTGAATCCACCCGCTATTGCACGATCCCTTGCTGCCGCTCCCACATCCCCACGGCCTAAAGTCCCAGGGCATAGTCTGAACCGCCGCGACACTCCCGTCCGCGAGCTTTCCGATCCAGGCGTTCAAGCCCGCCTGGACATTCGTGTGGTTCCAGTCGTTCTTGTTCGCGTTGGTGCCCAGCTTGGACAGGAGCTCGGCTCGGTCGGCGGCGTTGTCGTCCGGCTGGACATAGCGCTTGAGGGTCGGGTTGTTTGCTCCGGTGCTATGCCACAAGATGCCCTTGACCGTCATCTTCTCGGTGCCCTTATAGCAAGAGCTTTGTGTCATCATGCACGTCATGGGTGGGTTGCTTTTGCTGTACTTCATGGTGTGTTGTTTACCTCCTTATAGTTTCCAAACGGGGAAGAAGACCTCGTCGAACAGTTCCCCGATTGTGTATTGTTTTCGGCCCTCCGCTTCCAGGCGTCGAAGGAACTTGTCGAGCTCGATCGCGATCTTGAGGGTCTTGAAGACGCCGATCTGCTCCGGCGTGATCTTCGGCACTTCTGGGCCCGCCACGAACTCGACGGCCCGAAGAAGGCGAACCTCCGCGAGAATGGGGTCTCTCTTGAAGAACTCCTTCCACTCCGCCCAGGTTTCCCGGGCGAACTTCTTCCGGTTGAGGCGCGGCTTGTCCGGCGGAAGGACTCCTTCCGCTTGGAGCTCCTTCTTCATCTTCGCCCTCTCGGCCTTCTCGCGCTGTGTGAGGCGTTTCTTCTTCGTCGGCATACCGTTCCCCCTTTAACACGCAAGCGGCCCGCCTGGGGGCTGCTGCGCGGCCTTCTGCTGCTCTATGAGGGCCCGCGTGAACTCCGCCGTCTCCACCTGCTGCCGGAGATGCACGGCGGAGGCGAGCACCTGGGCCGTCGAGGTGAGCTCGGAGGCCGTGAGCTTGAGCAGCTCCTCGCGGTCTTCCTTGCTGGTGTGCTCTCCCAGGAAGCGCCGGGAGCGGACGATCTCGTTCACGGCCAGGGCGGCGGCGAGCCTCTCGACAAGCCCCATCGCCCCAGCCTTCCGCCCGCTCACGCCTCCACCTCCGACTCGAGCGGGCCGTAGCCCAGCCGCTCCCGGTAGACATTCGCCGCCCGGATGACCTGGGCGACGGCTGCGTCGCTCGCCAGTCGGTCGCCCAGGCTTCGCCGCTGCTCCGGCGTCGCGCCATTCTCCCGGATGACCTCCGACACCTCCGCCACGTCCCGGGGCGAGATCTCCGTCAGACGGCGGGCCACTCCGGGCGGGAGCCGCTGATAGTGCAAGCGGAGGAAGATGATCCCGGTCTCCACCACCATGTCCAGCTCCGTGTCCCGGATGCTCTCTTGCATCCGGTGGATGCCTTCCAGCGCGGCCAGGACATCGAGCTCCCGCTGGTTCTCGTTATCCATCCCGCCCGGCCCCCTTCCGCTGCTCTCTGGCAAGGATCGCCTTGAGGCCCTCGATGACCTTCTCACACTGGGCCGTGTTCAGCCACTCGAGCCGGTCGATGCCGGTCATCCGCTTCACAAAGCCCTCGATCCGGCGCTTGTCGTTGTTCCACCCCAGGGCCTCGGTGAGCGCGTAGATCTTCCGGCGCTGCCGTTCGGTGGTGGGGTTGCCGCCCTCGTCCGTCCGTTTGTCGCCGATACTCCGGGCGGCGCTGTCCTTCATGTTTTGCAGGACGCGGGCGACGTCGGTGATCTCGCCCTGCGTCAGCTTCTTCATGCTCTCCTTGCCGGTCTCCCGGTACACGACCCCGTGAAGGTCTTCGTCCGAGAGCCGGAGCTCGGGCGACTTCGCGATCGCCCATAGTGTGCGGATGGAGGGGAGCTTCCTTCCGCTGCGTGTTGCTGCCATGATTTACACCTCGTTTCCCCAACAGTCCCAGCCGTGGAACCTTTTCCGGGCAAAGAGTTCGATCCGGGGGACGTCCCCGAACAGCTCCTCGATGCGGCGGCGGACTTCCTCCGGCTTCTCGCTGTGCCGCGTTCTCACGGCCTCCACGAGCTGCGGGATGTTGTTCTTCTGCTTGTACTGAACCATCCGGCCCCGCGTCCCCATGAGGCAAAGCTCACAGTTTTTGAGCGTCCAGGGCGCGAGGTTCGAGACGGTCTTCCCGTTGACGGTCTTCTTCGACCACACAAAGGCGACGGTCACATACCGGAACCCCCACGCCCGATAGAGCTCAAGGGCGTCCGGGATGTGGGCGTCGGTGGCCCACATAAAGAGCGCCGCGTCTCGGTGGGCGATGCGCCCGACGTCGAGCTCCTTGAGGGCCTCGGTGGTCATGGTCGGATAGACCGCTTCGAGGGGTTTATAGGTGGTAGAAATTACCCCCCCCGCGTTTTTCCAGTTGCTTCCTTGCTGCTGAACTTCCATGGAGGGTCGGCGTAGATGACCCGGTACTTCTTTCTCGTGGTGGTGATGTCGACCCGCATGAAGCCCGCCCCCTTACATGCCGCTCTTGACCTGTTCCAGCTTCGCGAAGTCCAGCTCGTAGCCGAAGACGTCTTGCTGCTTCCAGGTAGCGCCGACCGCGTTGACGGTGTCCTCGCCGTACTTCTTGAGGGCCTCCTTCGAGACGTCCTCCTTGACGACGATGCAGTCCATCATCTGCCGGTTCTTGAGGCGGCGGATGATCTCCTCGATCTTCTCCTTCGCCCTGGGGAGGGACACGGAGGTCGAGAGCCGGAAGCCGACCTCGCCGAAGGTGAGGATCTTCGACTTCGCCTTCCCCATGTCCGCCCGGTGTTCGGTGACGAAGTCCTTGAGCTCGCGCTCGAGCTTGGCGATCCTGTCCTTGTGGGGCTTGCTCTGCTCCTCTGCGGCCTTCTTGGCCCCGAGGATCTGCTTGTTCATCTCGCCCTCAATGTCCTGGACGGCGAGCTGCGCTTCTGCAATCTGACGGAGGGCGTCGTTCGCGTCCTCCCAGGTCTTGACCCCGGAGGGTTCGACCACTCTTTTCCTTGCCATGTGTAGGCTCCTTCCTTTCTGTGCTTGTTGATATATGCCCGGGGAGTTGCCTCCCCGCTGCGGCTTGCTTCGGTGGCCTCCTTCGGCTCCTTGTCTTCGTATAGGATGTAGGTCTTAGAGAGGAGCATATAGAGGCCGAGCGGCCCGGTGAGGAGAGCGGCGGTCGCGTCGCTGTCCTCCGGCGTCTTCCCGCCTCGGGCCATGACCAGGATGAGGGCGGTGATCGCCAGCATAGCGAGACCCATGAGACGCTGCTTTCTCATTTTCATTGTCCCGGCCCCCTTCCGTGTTAGAGCATCATGAGGCTCGAGGCTTGCTCGATGATCTTCACGGTGACGACTCTCTCGCCGCGCTCCTCAAGGATGCGGGTGACGTTGGAGAGGGTTCGGTCGAGGAGTCGGAAGCATCCGGTCTGCATGTTGCAGGCCCGGGCCTTGAGCTCGACCATCGCGTCGGGATCTACCTCGAAGCCCTCGAGGTAGCCCTCCACCTCCGAGGGGTCAAGCCCCTTGAGGGAGACATAGAAGTCGACCCGGTTCGCCATGCGGGCGAGGTAGGTCTTGATCTGCGCTTCGAGCTTCGGCTCTCCGGCGATGACGAGCCCCACGTCGGATTGGTCGAAGATCGCCCGGAGGATCTCCATCTTCTTTTGGGTGTACTTCGAGACGAGCTTGTCAGCCTCGTCGATGATGAGGAGGTATCCCTTGTTCGTGTTGAAGAAGTCCCGGATGCCGTTGACCCTGCGCCAGATAGTGCCGTAGCCGCTGGGGATGCCGAGGGACTTCTCGATCGCCTCCACAAGATCGCGGCTGCTCATGGTGTCGTCGCACTCAATGTAGGCGACCCGGGGGAGCTTCGCGTACTGCCGGAGGGAGTAGGTCTTGCCGTAGCCGCTGCGGGCGACCACGATGCCGAGGCCGATGTACTCTTGACAGCTTTGACACACGCCGAGCACCTTGAGGGCGTCCCGGCTCTCATAGAAGACGGGCTTCCGTCCGGTCTTGCGCCCCGGCTCCGGGAGCGCCACGGCCTCGCCGGTGCGCTGGGCCAGCCAGTCCGCGAGGAGCTTCTCGATGGTGGAGATGTCCCCCTCGTACTTGCCGGAGAGGTAGCGGGAGATCGTCGGGCGGGAATAGCCCGGGATCTCGCTCGCCAGGGTGGCGATGCTGGTCTTCGAGACTGCGAGGTAGTCGTTGATCTGCTCGGCAAGGGTCTTGCCGGTGGTGTAGGTTGTGGCCTGGGCCGCTGCTGCTGTGATTTCCATGTTGTTCCTCCTATTCGTTCATAGCCCTCAAGCGAGCGAGGGCGTCGTCTGCCTTCTTCCCGAGGAACTCGTCCCCGGATGCCTTCTTCCCGGTCTTTCGGTTCGCGGCCATCTCCGCCCGGAACTCCTTGTCGTTCGGGAGGGTGACGACCTTCGAGGGCCGATCCGCCTTGATGGTCAAGTCGATCATGCCGACCGCCTCGGAGGGCCGTCCGCCCTCCTGGACGCGGAGCTCGTAGGGCCGCGTCATGCTGTCCAGGATCTCCCGCATTTCCTTCTCCTGCCGCTTCTGGTCGCGGAGGTGGCGCTCGAGCGCCGCTTGCGAACAGTGAGGCCCGAAGGCCAGCAGCTCGGCGGAGACGGCTTCGCATATCTTCCGGCCCTCCTGGTCGAAGACGTAGAGCTTCGTGACGTCGTCGATGTCCCACTTGATGCCGACATGCTTGCCGACGTAGTGACAAAGCTCGTAGTCCGTGTAGAGGGTGCCGAACTTGTTGATCCCCTGGTTCGTCACGCGGGCGGTGTCGGCCTTCATGAGCAGCATCGCCGCATACTCGCGGGGCGGAGCTGCCTTCTCATAGCGCTCGCCGTTCTCAAAGAGGGAGATCGGCGTGATCCACTTCTCGCCCGCGTCCTTGAGGCCCCGGTGCTCCCGGGTGTGGTACTTTTCGTTCTTCCACTTCGTCCACGCCTCGAAGAACTCCTCCATCGTCAGCAGCTCGCCGCGCTCGAGCATACCGTCGACGTCCTTCTGCCGCTTGGCGTAGGTCTTGGAGCCGGTGAGGGTGCCCGTGTAGCTCTCGAACCATTTCGAGAACTTGGAGCACACGGTCGAGAAGAAGCGCTCGATCGGCTTGTCCCACGGCTGATAGGGGAGCGACCGCCCGACCTCCTCGATGCCGATGCTCTGGTAGAAGCCCACGGTCTCGGCGTCGAACTCGAAGTCGATGTTCCGCTTCTTGCGGCTCTGGCCGGTCATGGTCTTCGCCGTGTAGTCCTTGCCGTTGTCGACATGGAGGATGTGGGGGACGCCGCCCGGGTGGGAGTAGAGCATCTTGACGAGGCTCTCCTTGAGGGTCTGGTTGTTGGCGTCCACACAAGCCACGTCGCCCACGATCGCCCGGCTCCGCATGTCCATCCATGCGACGAGCTTCGGGCGGACGGCCTTGATCTTCCCGTTCGGGGCGACCCACTGAACCCAAAAGTCGAAGGTGTGCTCGTCGCCGACGACGTACTCCATGACCTTGAGGCTCGTCGCGTCGCGCTTGCCCTTGAGCATCTTCTTGTTCTTCCACTCCCGGGAGCCGTTGGCCGCGAGGTAGCGGGCCGACTCTCCGCCCCGGCTGTCCATGAGGTGCTTGATGTACCGGGCGACCGTCTTGATGCTGGGGTAGTTCTCCCAGCCCCGGCCCTCGGCGACCTCCTCGAACTTCTCGTAGAGCATTTCGATCGTTCCCAGGTTGGCCGCGAAGCGCCGGTCGAACCATATATTTTGAATGAGCGCCTTTTGCTCATCCGTGAGACTCGGGAAGGTGGCGGTCGCCTTCGGCTTCCGACACAAGGACAGCGCCCGGAAATAGTCCCGGCTCTGGCCGTCCTCCTTCTCCATCTTGAGGGCCCAGGCGTTCGCCTTGAGGATGTTGTCGACGTAGCGGTAGAGGGTCGGGAGACTCACTCCCAGGCCCAGCGCGTACCGCTCGGCGTAGGCCGTGCGGTCGGGGCCGTCGTAGTCGATGAAGTCTTGCACCCTCGCCGCCAGCTCGACGGCCTCGTAGAACGCCTTCTTGTGCTGCTCGGTGTAGTGGTTGAGGTCGACGCCCACATACCAGGGCGCGGACTCTGTTCGCTTCTCTATGACGACATCCCTCCCGTCTATCTTCTGTGCCGCCCGCCACGCCTTCCGGCCCTTGGCTGTGAGGGAGTCGACGGAGACGAGCACCTGCTCTCTGCCGCCGTTCTCCTGGGGCTGCGTTCTGGTCTTGTACTGATTGGGGCTTCGCTTGATCCGCTGGACGAGGGTGTTATACTTCACGCCCTCAAACTCTGCGGCCTCCTTGAGCCCGATGAATACGTCCGGCACTCCTGTCCCTCCCTTCCTGGTGTTACGCTGCCGTTACCTTCTCGACCTTCCGGGGGTCGAGGTTGAGGGCCGCGATGATCGCCGGGAGGTACTTCTCGCCCGACCGGACGCCGTAGAGAATGTAGCTTAGATACTGCGGCGACGTGCCGATCTCGGCGGCGAGCTGCGTCTTCGTCTTGTCCTGGTCGGTGAGCGCCTTGACGACGAGCTTCCCCAGGGGGCAAAGTTTACCGTTGCTTTTCACCGCTGTCCTCCTTCCTGTGTAGTCGTTCTTAGATTTACTTCCGCTTCTGCCGGTGCAGGTTGACCGCTGCCATAAACCCCAGGCCCAGCAGCGCCGCCGCACGGGTGAAGCTGTCCGGCGCTCCTGCCACGACACACGCGGCGGCGAGCCCCAGGCCCCCGAGGGCCATGAGGCCCAGGCCGACGACGAAGTCGAGGATCGCGTCCAGCGTGGGGAAGACCCGCCTCGCACACTCTCGGGCCGCTTCTTTCTCAAGCAATTTGAGAATATAGCCCAGGGTCTCGGCCTCCTGTGACGCGGCGGCGAAGGTCAGCTCCGCGCCATACCGGGGGCGGAAGGGGTTCCGGGGGTCTCCCGAGAGCCGCTTCCGAGACAGGGCCTCGCGCCGCTGGAAGGCGACGAGGTCGGCGGCTCGCTTGAGCTCCGCTCTCATTTCGCCCCGCCTCCCTTCCGGTACTGTTCGACGGCGTAGTTGTCTTCCATCATCTCCGCCAGCTCTCCGACCCGTTCCCGGAGTGCCTTCCGCAAGGCCAGCGCCGGAGCGCCGTCGGCGTCCAGGTTGTCCAGGGCGGCGTCCAGCTCCCGGGCCGCGTTGAAGATGTTGAGGTACACCCGGCAATCGTTGGGCGGGCATTTCTCCGCCAGCGCCAGCCCCAGGGCGTAGATCTTCGCCGTCTCCCGGTGCCGCTTGAGATCCGGGTGAAGGTGCTCGAAGGTCGTCCGCTCCGCCGGAGCCGTCCGGGCCTTGACCGCGTCCTCAATGGCTGCGGCGAAGGACTCCCGCTCTCGCTCCGTGATGACCTGGACAGTCGCCAGCGCCCGGAGATAGGCCCGGGCCTCTGCGCCGACCCGGTCGGCCTCGACGCTGCTCTCTCGGTCTCGGATACGGTCGACGAGCCCATAGAGCGCCCCGAGGGCTTTCTCCCGAGCCCGGAGATCTCGCCCGTCGGCCTCGTTCGCCAGCCGCTCGAGGGAGCACTTCTCACAAACCGCGTCGAGCTCCTCTTGCGGCATCTCCGGGCGGCGGTGCCGACAAAGCTCGTCGCACACATAGGCGAGGAGCTCCTCCGGCTTCTTGGGGAGCGGCCCCGGGGCCTCCCCGAAGGTGTCCGGGAGGACGTAGCAGTCTTCCCGATCCAGAAGACCCAGGTCGCGGAGGGCGACCTTGTAGCCGTAAAGCTCATGCGCTGCCGTGCGCTCGTCCACGTCCTTATAGTGGGCGCTCGCGACCTGCCCCCGGAGGACGTTCTCCCATCCGGCGATCATCTGCTGCGCGTCGACTTCTTCCTCCTCGGTGGTCTCGTCGGTCTCCTTGACGATCGTGACCTTGACCTCGGGCTCCTCGGCGTCGAGCTCCGACTCGAGGCCCCGGGCCAGCTCCACGGCCTCCTCCATGCTGCCCGCGTTGTCGTACTCCATCGCGCCCCGGTCGACGTCCAGGATGCCGGTGTAGAGCTCGGCGTCGATGACGCCATACTCGCCGAGGGCCGTCCCCTCGTACTCCCGGAGCTCCCGGGCGTTGAACTTGACGACGAGGTAGCCGTTGATCTTCTTCATCTTTCTCATGCTGCTGTTCCTTCCTTTCTGTGTGTGGGGGTCACTGTCCCAGGGGAGGGACGACCCGGATCGTGTCCGTGTGCTTGTGGAGGATGACGAGCTCCCCGTTCTGCTTCTGCTTCACGACGAGCCAGTTCTCCGGCGAGAGGCCCGCTTGTCCGAGCCGGATCTTCTGCTTCCTGGTTGGCTTCTTGCCGCGTCTCAAAGAGATCGCCTCCTTTGCGTTTCGGTGCGGTATATGGTAGAGTAAAAGCGGGCGGCGAGGGCTGCTCAAAATGAACCTAAGAAATAATTCCTCTAACCGGGCCGGGGGCGCTGCAACGCCCGCCGACCCGAACCGCGCGAGCTCTCTCGACTTCTTTCGCTATGCTTCGCTCTGTAGAGTATCGAAGCATCGGTGCTGCTCTTGCGGCGCTCCCATCCGGCGGCGAGGCGTCCGCCGTGTGGTGCTGTGTCCAGTTTGTGACGCCGGAAACGAATTGAAGTAAAGGGGGTGAACAGGCCCTCGCCGCTCGCTTTTACTCTACCGCCGCCTCCTTTGGTCTTTCCTTTTGGTGGGTGGTGTGCTATGCTTGATTTGCTTAAATTTTTAATCTACAAAAAGTATAACTCGGAAGTCCGAGTAAGTCAAGGATTTTTTCGGCTATCCGAGTAAAAAACTCGATTATCCGAACGGAGGTACTTATGGAAACTATCGGAAAACGGGTTCGCGCTGCGCGTCAAGAACTCGGTCTAACAATGAAGCAACTGCACGAACAAACGGGCCTTTCTACCGGCAATATAAGCGATATTGAGAACGATCGAAACACTCCCTCGGTCTCCTCGCTTGTCGCCCTGGGGAGAGCCCTTCGTCGATCTCTGGATTGGCTGCTCACAGGGGAAGAAGCAAGCGCTCGGAGTAACGAGTCCCCTTTGACGTGTGACGGTGTCCCCCTGTCCCAAATGGAGACCGACCTCCTCGCCATGTTTCGACTCCTCCCTCCGGCGCACCGCGAGGAGGTTTTTGAGCTGGTGCATTTCAAATACAAGAGGGAAGTCGAGGAGAAAAAAGAATCTATTTACTCGACATATTTCGACGGGAGCGAGGACGAAAAAAGCGGCCCCGCTGGGAGCCGTGAGGCCCGCGACGGAACCGCCTAATTTTTTTGCCCTGCTATGATTAAAAACTAAATCAAAATGCTGTCACTTTGCCCGAGCATGGATAAACCGCCCAGAACGCCCGGAAACCCCGGTATTTCTGGCAAAGTGACAGGGTGACACGATTTCGCTCAAAATGTCACTTTGAAAAGGGCGGGTTTTGCCGTGCCTGGGCCCGATCGCCGCCGTCGTCGTAACGCCTGGAATAACGGTTCGTAACGCTCCCGGCTCGCCGATCCGAGCCGCCGAACCCCTGTTTTTGCCCCCTGCCGTTAATTTATGCACGGATTAACGCCCCGTTTGCACAGCTCGCCCGCTTGCCTTCCGGGGCCGTCTCTGCTATACTGTGACCATGGGCCGCGAAGCCCGTCCTCTTTGTCTGCTGCTGTGACTTCCGGGACGGGCCGAGCGGCCCTCTTTTTGCCCTCAAATGCCCTTGTTTCAAGGGTTTCGCCCCGTTGCGGGTACGATATGCCCCAGCCGCGCCGCCGCCGTTGTGGGGCCTTCCAGGGCTCCCCAGGGCATGAAAAAAGGACGCCGACCGCGTCGACGCCCTCGTCTCAAGTTGTCTGATAAAGCCGGGCCGGATCAATGCCCTGTCCCGGGTGAAAATGCCCTGTTTCCCGCACAAATAGCGGGTTTTCTCGCGGTCTCCCGTCCTGTCCCGGTTTATCCCGTGTTTCTCAATTACGTTGTCCCCGTACA